ATGTAGGTATTAATCTTCTTTTATTTTCATATCCTTCGCCAGGATTATCAATAATAACTTGTCCTAAAACTAATTTTTTTCTTAAACTTTGAAATCTCTGTGATCCATCTGCAAAACCAGTAAGATTAAGTAAATTAGATTTTGTTATTGCATCATTTTCGTTATTTGCAAGTTTAATTGTTGTTTGATTAACTTTTGATACAAAATAGACAGATTCGTCAACAAGTCTTTGATCTGGTGTTTCTTGAATCTGATCTGTTGTACCTATACCTACACCAATTGCACCAGTATTGAATGTTTTATAAATTACAGCCTCTCCATCACGGAACTTATGAAATGTTCCAAAACCAATTGTATCATTTGCAATATTAATTGCATTGCCTGTAGATGAAGCATCAAAGTCAACAAAGTGGTCAACTTGTTTTAATCTTGCTCTTGCAATTGCATTTTTTCCATTACCACCACTAATTTCTATGATAGGTGGTGCAACGTAGTCAAAGCCAGGATCTATAACATCAATTCTCTCAAATTGACCTTTTACGTTTGCTGTTGCACTGACACCAGCACCAGTTAAACTTTCAACACTAACAGTTGGTGGAGTAATTACATCAAATTGAGATCCACCTTCTAAAACATCAATTGATTCTATACCACCAAAAAATATTACATCACCTGACCTATAGTTTGATATCTCTACACCATTTACGAACATGCCAGTGGTGCCTGGCGCTGTCTCACGCCTTATTCCATCAAACAGTGGATTCAAAGAAAATCTCTTTAATAATTTTTGATGATCCAGTTTTTTGTTTGCAAGATCAGGAACAGAAATTTTAAATGTTCCATTTCCTGTTGCGTCTACGAAATCACCATTTACAAGATCAGGTAGAGAGTTTGCAAGACGAATGTTGTTAGAATCAATACGACTTACATAATAATTTTTACCATCAATTAACTGACCTAAGAATCCACTGATCACATTATATGTAACAACCTCTCCAGAATAGAATCCATGATCAGCAGCACCCTCTGTAACCTGTATTAATTGTATAACGTCTCCGCCAGTGGCGCCAGTCCATGTTATAGAACGATCTGGTGCAACTATGGGTTCATTACCTAAACTCGGTAAAGATGGTGAGGCAACGTAGGCATGAGGATGTGGTGGTAATGCTAATTCATTGTCACTATCATGATCATATGTATTTTGAACATCAGTTGTATATTTGTTGATATTAGTGTGAAGAGAACTATTTCCTTTCTTTAATCTTCTTCGTATAGATGCAATGTTAAACTCGCCAATGCCAGGCAAATCACCTAGAATAAAAGTTGAACTACTAATAACACTTAAAACACGACCAACTCCTAATAATATGTTTTGACCATCTAAAACCTCAACTGCATCTTCTTCCAAAAGTCCATGAGCAGAAAGAGTTTCAATACTAAAACTACTACTTGACTGTCTTGTGATAGTCTTTGGAGTAAACTTTACTGATGTGTTGTAAACATAAGATCCAAAATTAGCATCCTCAGAACTTTTATTAATACCAAATGATCCAACTTTAATCTTATCACCTTTATTAAAGTAAAAAGTTGTATCAGGAATTGGAAAGTCTTTTAAAACACCTGTAATTAAAACTTCTATTTTGTTTGTATTACTTGCAAAAGAGTATCCATAAGCGACATTATTATATCGAACATCATCACCAATACTTAATTCATCAGTAGCTGTTGGTAATCCAACAAATTGATTTGCAGTTTTACTTGTATAAGTTACAACACCAGCAATACTTGCTGTTGGTAAAGAGATAGAACCACTTGTAGGGAATCCAACTGTAGTGTCAACTGTGATTGTGGTTGCACCAATGGATACAGGATCTGTGACACGAGTTCTGCCTGGAACTATAAAATTACCATCAATTGAATCTTGTGATACACTAATTTGATAATAATGTTCTCCATCATATAAAAAGTCTTTTACATCAGATATCGCACCAGAGGCACCTCGAATGTTCTTATCGTCATCATCTGAATCTTGAAAGAGTGTCGATCCTTTTAAATTGCGAGGATCACCAGTAATCGGTTTAACAACAAAATCCTGTGCGAAACCATAATCAGCATCAGATGGTTTGATTAAAAAGTCTGATGGTTTGATAATATTAACTTCTTGTCCATATAAAGCACGGAATAGGATTTTATATGATTCTTCTGTTCCTTTTGTGCGATAAAAATCTTTAATTTGTCGAATAAATTTAACTTGATCAATATCACTACTTAATTTACGATTTTCAAAACCACTAGCATAAGTTGTTTTTAACTTGTTAAAAAATTCACGAATGAAGAGATTTGATAAATTATGAACTTTTGAACCGCCAGTATGAGAAACACCTACACTTGTATTAAATGACAACAAATCTGGTCTTGTGGGTTGATCCATATTGTCAACACCACTAAAACCACGAACACAACCAGTAAACGATGTGGTTCCGATGCCAGTGTATGTTATAATCTCATCATCAATTTTAAGAAGTCCATACTTACTTGGATATCCTTTTGTGGAATCTACAAAAATTGTGGAGGAATAAGATTCGGTATCTGTTGATAATCCAGTGTATTCTGTAAGTGCAGCACCAACATAAGTTTGTAATTTAGTATATCTGTCAAGATTCTCTGCAATATTAACTGATCCACCCTGATACTCTTGGGAGATATAGTATTGTTTCATGAAATCCACAAAAAGTGGACTTTCAGATTGTACAAACTCAGGTAGCTGATTCTCAATTACCTGATTGATTTCGACTCTTTGTATTGATGTGTCTATCATTAATATCCGCCGCCAGAGCTAGATCCACCACCACCACTAGATGATGTGGTTGTAGTAGGAGTTGTACTTGATGTTGTAGTTGATGTTCCGTAAGTTCCACCAGTGGTTGTTCTGGTTGCAGTCGAGGAAGCTGTTGATGGTAGAAGTGTTGCAACAGTTGAAACTGGAGAATTTGATTTTCTCGTGAAAGTTGGAGTATAATAACTGTGAGTATGAACAAATCTTGATCCAGATGTGTTTTCGCCTGATGCAATTAAATCTTGAACCATATTGATTGTTGTGTTTGTCATATCAAACTTGACATATAAATCACGAAGACCAACGATATCATTTGAATGAGGAATTGCTTGAATTTCAACCACGCCGTTTGCAATCACTGTTGAAAGTATATTTACAGTATCTATAAGAACTTCACCAGTCATATAATCAACAGTTCCAGCATTTTTCTTTACAATATTTGGAGTTGAACCTTCTGTGTATGTAAAAAAGAATATTCTTCCCCTTTCACGATTGATTACTTCATCAGCGAGGTAAACTGTGCCTGTAACACCCTCAATTGTAAATCCAGTTGATACTACGTTGTAAGCACTCTCTTGAGTGTGGAACATATTACCATAACAAACTTCATATTGAGCAAATTGTCCTAAAACAGCTTTTAAATTACGTCTAATTGTCACAAGAGTGATATTTGAAGTAATTGATGAGTCAACACTGTCAATCAATGACACTGCTTTACTATATTTGAATCTACCACCAAACTTATTGACATCAATCGAACGTGAATACTGTGTGAGAGCATTTGAGACGCCAGTTTTAAGATTATCTGGATCATCATTTAAACTTGGATTATAATATGGTGTTGTATTCAGTTCAACATACAAATATTTCAAATCAATGAATTCTGGCACAATTCCAGCAACTGCGTAACTCTTTAATCTTTGTACTAACTCTCTTTTTGTCTCATCTGATAGAAAATCACCATTTCGAGGTTTAACTGAGATAAAAACTTTACCAAAACGAGGTGGACTCATCTCTTCTCCACCAAAAGCGGTTACAGATTCAACATTTGGGTAAATGAAACCCAAAACCGACTCATAATCGGATGCCGTGACTGCACGATACTGAGAAGAGTAAATTCTTGGAGCAAAATACTTAATTGACGATATAGATTCAATCTCATCACCATCTCTTGATTTTTCATCCGTTGAGACAAGACCAATTAAGTCAGAATTGATTGCTGCACCATCTTGATTTGTAATATTTCCTACAAAACTAAACTCTGAAGCGCCATTTCCATCTTTTCCTTCAGTTACGACATATGAAACTGTGATTACATTACTATTTGATAGTTTTTTACCAATTACATTATCACCAAAGATTAATTCATATCTCTCATCCTCAATTTCTTGTAATAAGTAAGAATTTGATGTCGATGTTACTCCTACAATATTGTCAATCTGTTTGTAAGTGACTGAAGACGTAGCTGAAGACGATGATTTGACCTTAACCTTAATTGTTGATGTATCGATAAATGAATTATCAAGAATATATCTTTGATTGAACAAAGAAGTATCAACAGTAAAGGTTTGTGTTATAAAATTACCCTCATATATCTCAATATTATTAAATTCTGCAACTCCATTCGTTACAGGAATTGTAATGTCTTCTGGAATACAAAATATAAAACTTGTATTATCTCCAACACCATTACAAATGATGCCAGCGTTTAATGTAAGTGTTGATGTGTCTACAAGACCGTCTACAAGAAAAGATATTCTTGCTCTTGAGGATCTACGAGATCTTGGAACATATCCGATGTTTCTAGCAAGCGCAACAACGTTTTCTCGAAGTGTAGCGGAGTCAAGAAAACACTCGTTTGCTGCCATATTTGTGTTATATGCAGTCGTGTATGTATTATATGCTAATGCATCGATAATTATTGAAAGGTTTGATCCTTCAAAGTCATAATCAGTAAAATTAGTGTTTGCCCTCAAATAATCCTTAATTGAGGTCTTAATTTGATCAAAATCTAAATTAACATATTGTCCGAAAGCCATTATACTCTAGCTGGGAATAGGAGAACGTCTACTGTTTGTGTTGGGGCAGGAATTCCAACAATATCATATTGAACTGTTGCATTCATCTCATTTGAATCTGGATAAAGTGAAACAGTTGCACTAATATTACCGATTCTTGGTTCATAAAGAGCTAAAGATGCTTTAATTTCATCTGTAACTCGAACTTCATTCAAAGATGTGTTCAATTCAAACAAAGATTCGTTAATTACTGAACCAAAATTAGGTTGAAATGGTTTTTCACCAAGAATTGTAAAAATTATGTTTCTTACAGACCTTTTTATAGCGTCTTCATCACGAATTGTCAACACATCATTCGTCACAGGATGACGTTTGAAGGATAAATTGATATCTTTGAATGCCCTAGAAGCCACTATTTACACAAAAAGTTTCCTGTTTTTATTTATACCGCTTTTTTTATCTTTTTACGACTCTAATTCTGTATTTTTCCGATTCTAAAGCGTTAATAATG